TTCTTGATCGTCCTCCTCTTCTTCCTTATTGAAGTCTAATTGTTGCTTAGGGTCTACATCAAATAATTTCATCTTTGCATAATTTACTCCTACTACAAATCTCTTGTTCGAACTCTTAGAATTATAACGATTCTTCAGTTGCTTTACCATTAATTGATCAAGTTTTTCAAGATCCTCTGTAGATACCAAAGCGATCATGAAATCTGAAGTTTGTGGAAGACCGAAGGATTCTGCAGTATCAGTCATTTCAGGATCACTATTCTGAAATCCTGTTCTATTTGTTTGAGTTGCAGTCCAAACTGGTACATTCTTTTCTTTAGCAAGACCACGGATTTCTTCTGCAATTGCCTTGACCAGAGTAAATGAATTTACACTAGAAGATGCCTTGTATCTTGCAGAAGCACAAATATTCAAATAATCTATGAATATGATATCAGGGACAAACTTCTTCTTTAGATTTAATTCATCAAGAAGATGTCTAAAATGATTAGCATTAGCTTGACCGGTCGGATATTCCTTAATAATCAATTTCCCCTGAACACCTTTTGTTGAGTTGAATAACTTTTTCGCATATGCAGATTTAGGCAATTCGCGGATATCATCCATAGTCATATCCATGATGTTTGCATCAATTCTTTCCGCAATCAACTCTTCTGCCATCTCAAGAGTGATATAGAGAACATTTTTGTTCATTCGAAGACAGTGCGCAGCATGATGGCATAAAAACATGGATTTACCAACATTTGTTCCTGCCATGATAACATTCAAAGTCTTCTTTGGAGTTCCACCCTTCGTGATAGTATTCAAGTATTCAATATCAAATGGCAATTTCTCTTCAGGATTGTGGTAAAAATCATATCGTGCCTCTGCATCTTCCAAATAATCATGACCGATATGAGTATCAAAAGAAACACCCAGGGCTTCAGATAGAATTTGAGGAAGAGCATTTGGGCTTCTATTCTTATCCTTACCATCAATGATCTGAATAGAATCTATGATGGCATTGTATATTGCCTTATCCTTGCAGAATTTTTCTGATTCTTGTATAAGCCATTCTTCATCTTGCTTATTATCGGATGACAATTCTCCAATCAGTTCTACTGTTTTATCAAATTCAGACTGAGATAGAGTTTTATCTTCGCTTAAACGAACATCAATAACATCCTTGGTAGGGCATTTGTTAAATTCAATACAAAATGTTTGTATAACAGAAAATATCTTCTTTTGAATCTTGTCAGAAAAATATTCCTCCTTCAGAAACGGAATTACCCGTCTCATATAGGATTCGTTATAAAGAAGATTTTCTAGAATTAGTTTTTCTACACTAGATGTCATTCGTCACTCTCTTGAATAGGGTCGCTTGTATCGTTCATTGTACCGTACTTGAACTCTTTTGCAACAGCCTCTTCAAGAAGTTTCATGACTTCAGGAGTGTAATATTTCTGTGGATTCTCATTGATGTGCTTTTCAAACACAGTGGTTCCATCTGGCATTTCAATCTTTGTAGATACTTTCTTAAAAATACCATGCTTGAGAGCAATATCAAGAAGACCATAATATGAATCTAGACCACTATCGTACTTGAGAAGAACATCGACCATCTTGTTTTCTTTGGTAAATCTTCCCTTGGTTAGACGGCAGTGAATAATGTTTCCTACAACTTCATCTCCAACTTTTTCCTTTTTCTTGGAAAGGAAAACAATCATTGATGCAGCGTATTCAAGCCCAGATCCTCCACCCATCTTCTTCATAGGAACATATGCACCTACAACATCATAGGTGTGATTTGTCATGATAAGTGGGATATGCGCCATTCCCAACTTGATCGTGAGAACTCGGAATACTGACTTGATAACCTGGGCTCTTGTCATGTCGCGGACATTCTTGCCCTCAGAAGTATCGTTCATTTCCTTCTCGGTTGACAACATTCCAAGAGAATCTAAAACAATCATAAGTGGGTGTTGTTCTTTCTTCGGTAGAGCCAGATAAGAATCTACCATCGAAATAACTTGTTTTCTGAACTCTTCGACAGTAGTTACGGGGAACACACCGACTCTCTTTGGGTCAATTCCCCTTGACCTGAACATATCACTTGTAATGGCTTGCTCAGAATCGAAATATAGGACAAAACTATCTTTGCGAGTATCAAGAAACTTTTTTACAATACCCATACTAAAATAAGTTTTGCCCGTAGAAGTCTCTCCTGCTAATGCTATGATTTTGTTATCTGGAATTCCCCCATACACAGAACCAGATAGTAGAGCGTTGAATGTATGACTTCCAGTATCAACATAATCTCTTACATCACTAAATTCCAATCCATCATCCACAGACGAAGCATACTCATTTCCTGATGCTTTTATGATATTATTCAGAAAATTCATTATTATTCCTTTCTGGAACACTCACAAAAATAGACATTACAAATACTACAGATACTAAAAAGTAAAAAATTGCAAATACATAATCACTTATTGTTTCACTCATGCGAATAAACTTTCTAAACTTGATTTTTCTTCGTGGTTCCAACCAATAACATTAAGAATTGAAGATAGGGGTTCGATAAAACTTTTCTCAAATTGAACTTTATAGTCCACGTAACTATGTAGTTCAAGTTCCTTTGGAAGAACCCCAGAAAAAGAAATTACATGTTCGTTGATCGTATTTGGTAATTTTAAATATATAAATTTAACTTTTTCACCATCCTTAATCAATGAATACTTCTTAGTGAGATCTTTCTCTTTGATAAAATGATTATAAAGTAAAGCGCCCTTCACTGCGATTGGAGTAGATTTTCTATAAATGTTTGAAGCATCTGAATATTCTTTCAGAGAATTACAACTTCTTGGGAATGCAATATCTTCAGGAGTAGATTCATTAAATTCATTCTTAAAAGAATCAATAAAAGAAATTAAAGTTGATTCGTCCTTATTCAAAATAATATGAATGGCTTTCTTTAAAGCCTCACGAACAATTAATGGAGTAGACGATCTTGCTGTTTCTATACCCATTATTTTGATATCGGGCTCACTAAGAATAACATTATCTTCGCCCATGTATACATTCAACATATATCTCTTCTTGGCGGTGAAGATTCCCTTATCAGAAATAGACTCTCTCTTCATATTCATCTTCTGATCGTATGCATTCATCATTTTTGCCAACTGCTGATATTTCTTTTCGATGAATGGATTTATGACATCATTACATGCTTTATCAATCTTCTGGACAATTGTTTTTCTGTCTCCCTTGATGTGTTTTGCAATATTATCTAAACAGAGATAGACTGAATCTGTATCTGCAGCCAGAATGTAATCAATATCCTTGGTTTTTGCAATATCATTCAAAAATACATTTAATTGCTTCTCAATCCAACGAATAGAAAGTTGCCCAGATATAGTGATTGCCTCTGCCAATTCAAGATCATAAAACCGGAAATATTCATTTCCGATTCCACCAAAGGCAGAATTCAACTGAATCTTTCTTACAAGTTGGAAATTATAGTATTTGGATATGTCAAGTTCAAGTTTTTCTTTGTCTCTGAAAGATAGAGTATCCTTTTCCTCCTTAAGACGCTTCTTACATTCCAACATCTTTTTCTTGTACATCTTTCGCTCTTCATACATTCTTTCCATGAGTGCAGGAAGAAATCCTTGTTTGTCTCTGTGAAATGTAATTCCATTTGCTGCGATAGATTGATTATTTTCCTTTACTGAATTTAAAATTGCAAATGCCTCTGGACTATCAGACAAAATCATGTCTGGAGATAGTAGATTTCTCTTACCAAATAATGTTTTAGTCTCCGGAGAAATATTATACTGCATTATGAGATGAGGATATAGAGAGTCCAAGTCAAACGAGACTATCCAGTTGTGCATTCCTACTTGGGGTTCTTTGACATATGCACCCTGAAATTGATCTTCCTTTTCCTTGAATTCCTTCATCGGAATCACAATGTTTTTCTCATTCAAATGATGATAAATGATAGAATCCCAAGTCTTTACTTGAGAGAAAACATCATTAAAATTGACCTTTGCACTATACGCAAGTGCAACAGCCAATTCAAGTAACTTTAACTTGTCTTCCAACTTAACTACAAGCAAAACGTCCTTGACATTGTATTGAATGAACTTCTGGAAATCTCTAGTATAGAGATCCTGTATACCATCAAATCCTTCAAATGTTTCTTTTCTTTCATTTAATTCAACAAATGCAATATGATCTAATTTGTAAGATTCTCTGTTGACAAATGTAAATTTTCGATACAAATCAAAATAATCTAGAGATGCTATGCCAACAAGATCATAGCAAATCTGATCTCTATTCATAATTCGCACAATACGAGATTTTACAGATGACCAAGGCGATAATCCTTTAGATTCTCCCTCCCCAAGAAGTTTTTCAATTCTGTGAATAAGATATGGAATATCAAAAAACTGAATGTTCCATCCAGTTACGATATCAAAATCCTGCTGCTTCCAAAATGCAATAAAGTCAGAAAGCATGGCATTCTCATCATCATACTCAAAACATGTATGATTTTTATGCAATGGCTTGAAAGATCCCAACCCAAACGTATAGAAATGCTCTTGGTTGTCTTTTATTGTTCTGACGGTAATTACATTTATTTCTTGATTAGCATCTGCAACTGAAGGAAATCCATCCTCACATTTAGTCTCAATGTCAAGATATGCAATTTTTAAAATTGAAGCGTCATATTCAATTTCATTTGGAAACCCATCTGCTATAAATTGTGCTGAATAGTTATCATTTCCATAAATTTTAAAGTTATCAATTTGTGAATATTGATCTATGAATTCTCTGCATTCATTTATGGAACCTGGTTGAAATGGTTCTACAAATTTACCGTCTAAAGTCAAATATTCTGTTTGATTTTGTGTAGGAACATAGAATGTTGGACGAAAGCGAATCTCTTTCTTGATTCTCTTCCAGTTACCATTCTGCAATGAATAACCCCTGTAGAGGACTTTTTCACCTCTTACAGAAATATGTGAATAAAATTCAGTCATTCTTTAGATCGTTCATTAGGGCTTCATCAATTGTTAATGACATCTTATTAAGATGCTTCTCAATAAGAAGAACCTTACTATTGTTCTGATTTTTATTATTTTCCTTATCCTTTCGATAAGCATAAATCAAAACAGCGTAATTAACAATATCTACAATTGTATCCTCAAAACTCTCATCCTTCACATGAAGAGTTTCAGACTCAAAAAAGGAACTCAATCGTGAAAGCTTGTCTGTCATGCGAACAAGCATTCCTTTTTCTGTTGAGCAAATACCCATGGATTCTACTCTTGTAAAATTTGCAAATGGCTCTAGACCATCATTCCCTGCATAATCACGATTTTTCTTATCCATCAGATCTCTAGCCCGTTGGCAAACTTCACCATGCATATTCAAAAGTTCATCACGTTTCATATTATTCTCCAGTTGAGCCAAATCCTCCGACACGATCGGTTTTTATGGCAGGTACAGTATACCTCTCTTCTATTGAATAGTCAAGAGATTTCACCAACTCTCCTTGGCAAATTCTATCGCCATGTTTAAACATGTAATCATTTGTTCCAAAATTAGTTATGATTGCTTTTATTTCATGAACATAATCAGAATCGATTATGCCTTCAGCATTTGTAAATCCTATGCCATGCTTTAATGCAAGTCCTGAGCGTGGATGAAGTCTTACAGAGTAACCGGTTGGAATATCAAAAATTAATCCTGTTGGAATTGCAACTCGTTCTCCTGGTTGGAGAGTTAGATTTTCTTCTTCACCGGAAAAAGAGTGAACCCTTTCATAATTACCATATACTTTTATATTACTTGCATGTCTTAGACATGCATATATGTCAAAACATGCAGATTCTTTTGTAGCAAATGTTGGAATTATTGCAAATGAACTACAACGATATATTTTTAGCATTATAAAGATCCTTTCACGAAAGTATATAGCAGACTATGCGTAACTGAATGACATGAAATACGTGCTTGCGGCTATTCTTACTATTTCTATTCTGATTCCTACTCCTGTAATACCTGTTCCAGTTGGTGACCAAGTACTTCCATTTATTATTCCAACACCATTTGCAGTTGCAAATGTCAATTTCCTAGTTGTGTTCATTAATATTGTTAATCTATAACCAGCACTAAAATCTGCATTGATTGTGTAAGTTGCTGCTTGTGTAGCTTCATGTACTATCACAGTTCCATTATCTGACTCTTGAAGAGTATAAGTTGTAGATGTTCTGACAGTTATAGTTGGAGCAGAAACTGTTCCTGTTGCACCAGTTGCTCCAATAGAACCAGAAGATCCTGCTGGACCAGTAGCACCAGTGGTTCCTTGAAGACCAGTAGCACCTGTTGCTCCTAAACCAGTGGCACCAGTTGTTCCTTGAACACCTTGAGATCCTGTAGCACCAGTAGATCCCCTATCTCCAGTTCTACTAAACAATAAAACATATTCAGAACTATTAGTTGGCTGTGTATTACCAGAAATATGAGTTACATTTATATCAACATAACCTTCTAGAGAATTATTTGTTAATCCTGTTATAGCAAATATATTAACAAAACTAGTTGTACTAGAAGATGATAAAACAGTTAAATATCCCTTTATTGTTGAATTTGAGTCATCCCAAGTATTTAAATATGCTGATATGTCTAAAGAATTTATAGTACTATGAGATACAGTTACTAAAGTTGTAGTAGATGGTGTGTTGTTATCATAAAGAAAAGAACCAGAAGATATAAGAGTAGTACTGAATTGATAAAGAGGACCACCTAATTTACCTTGAATACCTGTGGCACCTGTAGTTCCTTGTATACCAGTAGCACCTGTGGCACCTGTGGTTCCTTGAACACCTTGAGATCCTGTAGCACCTGTTGTTCCTTGAACACCCTGAGAACCAGTGGCACCAGTAGCACCTGTTGTTCCTTGTAGACCAGTAGCACCTGTAGTTCCCGTTGCACCTGTTGCACC